CGGGCAAGGGGTCTGCTCGGAATCCGAGCGCGAGGGCATGAAAAAAGCCCCCCGCCCCGAAGGGCGAGAGGCTTCTCTCGGTGAGCCGTTAGGCGTTGGCAGGGTGACGAGCGATAGAGGCTTCGAGTTCAACCGCATCGCTATTCTTAAGCGCGAGGCGGATAATATCCACGAGCATCTTGGCATCATCCTTCTTGCCAATGAAGTGAACATCGAGGTTGCGGAACGCTTCGAGCGCAACCTGAATTACGCCGTCTGCATCTGCGAACTTTAGAGCAATCTCTTTCTCTGCTCCCGTTTCACCTGCTCCGCGAGTAGCCTTTTCGCGTGGCGGAATCTGCTTTGCGAAATCTGCGAAAGTCTTTGCCTCATCGAGTTTAGAATCGAAGTCCTTGCCGAAGGCGCGCTTTGCATCCTGAACAGTTGTGATGACTCGCTTTAAGGCTTGCTTATCTCCGCCTGACTTCTTGCGAAGTTTCATGGCGTTTAGGAAATAAGGAACATGAGACTCGACGAGCCAAGTCGAATCACCTGCAAGAGCGATAGTCGCTTTCAATCCGCGTTGCGAAATCTCTTGCGCATCGAGCATCGAAACCGCCTTCACGAACCATTCGCCTTGCGCCTTCTCATTAAGTGTTGCTGAAAGTGACTTTGCGAGTTCTGCATTTGCGAAGTCAATCGAGGTTAATTCTTTAGCCATTTTCTTACCTTTCGTTATGCTCGGAATCCGAGCGAACCGAGAACATACTTTGCCCCAGTGCCTCAATTATGCCCGAACGGGGGAGCAGAGTCAAATAGGCTGACGGCTACGGCTAAGGCTATTGCCCCAACACAAACCAAGCACCAACCCAAGACCAAACCAGTCGAAGGGTTCTCAGCTCATAAATGGATCAGGATTTATGCGCTACGCGCACCGCTCGAAGCAGGTTCGAATCCGTCAGGCGTTTCGCATCCGCTCCACGCGCTCCGGCTTGTCGAACCTCGTCGCTTAAATGCCTGTCGCTCGCTTACGCTCGCATCCATTTACGAGCAAACTCACCAGTTACGGGATGCACCGCAAAGCGTCGAGCAGATAGT